CTGGAGTGTAAGTTAAAGGTTTTGTAAAATCTCTATCTATTAAAGTTGTCCACTGATAAAAGTTAGGTGCAAGAATTTGATTAAATTCACTTAGACTATAGGGCGTATTTCTATTATACCCTGGAATAAAATCTAAAATGTCAAAAATTTCAGGGTTGTAGTTAACTTTGATGTTGTTAAAAATTCTTTTTTCAATATCAAGAATTAGATCATCTCTATAATCGTTGTAGGCTAAAACAATACTGCCGTCATGGCCTTGAATAACGTATTGTGGCGTTATAAGAGTTGTATCTAAATACTTTTTAGGTTCGTATTTTGGCCACATGCCAATTGATGTTGGTGTAGCTGGTATAAAACAACCGTCTGTACTTTCATATTCATATACTGTGATAACGTTGTTATCTTGTAACGCATACGTATCTGTAAATTCAACAAATCCAGTAGAATTAAAAGTATAATCATTGCCATATAATACTTGCACACCATTTACATAAACATTGACTGCTTTATTAGATAGTGTGTCTAATGAAAAGATATCAGTTAACGGATAAGTTTTTATTCTATAATCAACAACTGTATAGTCAGTTTTTGTTGCCGCGCCATAGCCAATCATATCACTGAAATAATATGGTGTTGATTTTGATTTATCTTTATTATGTTCAAAGAGTATGTTATCAACAAATGTTTTAACATCACTTGTTTGTTCTAAACTTGTTGCAAGGTTTACAAAGTTTCTTTTGAACTTTCCATACTCATCACGTGCCTGTTTTAATGCTTTAATAACATTTGCATTTTTAGATGTTAGGTGGTATAGGCCCACATTTAAAGGACCACTGTGTTGAACAAATTTTGTTCCGTAATGCGACAAATTTCCAAGATCTCTTAAATTGCCAGATCCTGGATATGATCCAATAAACGTTGATGTATTGTCAATAATACTATCCACATGGTCAATAGCTTCACCCAATGTAAAAGTATCAATGTTTTGATTTAACGGATTATTTTGGAAATTAATAGGAAATTCGTAATGCCCTCTTTGATTTTTATCTTGGCTACTAAAGCATTTTAATGTAACAACTGTGTCAACAGCCGCTGATGTAGTTAATACTACTTGTTTGTATTTAGATCCGTCGGTTAATGTCCACAATGATTTATCTAAGCGTTTTCCATCAATATATACTCTAACTTCTAAATCACTTAACTGTCCAATATCATCATATACATCTATAGGAAATGTTGTGCCACCAACATTTTTAAAAATTCTAATGACTGGCTGTACATTGCTTATTAAATTTTTTGTCCATCCGTTATCAAACGTATTTGTTGTTAAGTCAACAACGACTTTTAAAAATTTAGAATCAGTATTTGATGTAATAACATCAACGCCGTCTTTATAAGAAAAAGTATTTTGTAATAAATCAAAGTTAAAAACAATATCACCAATGTTATTGATATTTTTATATGTTAGTGGAAAACCTAACACAGTATCAGCAGTTCCTAAACCAACTTTATATGAAAATATTTTATTTCCACTAAAAGTTGAGCCTGGATATTTTGTAACATCAGAAATAGGTACTTCATCACTGTCGTATAAATCAAATAACGGTGACTGATTAACGCTGATTTTTTCCTGAGCAAGTTTCCATACTGTACCATCAAACCAGTAAGTTTTTCCTTGATTATAATTTCCAGATCTAATTAATACTGTTTGATATTCTACTGGATCAGTATCATCTTCTTCAACTAAATGAATTTGTCTGACTGGATTTTTACCAGCTTCATGAACTGTGATAAAATCAACTTTAAAAATTCTGTTGTTTGCCAATACATCTGTATCAGCAGTGAACAACACTCTGTGCCCTTGAACTAACGGAACATTATCAACAGTATAACCCAACGATCCTTCGATTGTTGAAAATACATCCTGTGTATAATTGTCAATCAAATCAACATCTGATTTCTTAACTGTACCAAAATTAAATAATTTAAGATTGGATTCAAATTCAATAATTGGTCTAGTAGCTCGTTGAGCTTGGTCTAGCACTGGATCTAATCCGTTAGCAGATGCACTTTTTGTAATAACGTCTTGATGAAACCATCTATTATATCGACTCCACGGGTTACCGTCAATATTTGATCTGTTGATTGTAATATAGTCTTTTTTGCCAGCATATGCAGTTGCATTACTAAAAGGCAATGTATCAAATCCGCCGTCATCAAATAAAACAGCAGTTGCTTGTGAATATCCAGTAACAATTTCTAAATCATTTTCAGGTATTAACTTAATCTCAGAGCCAACTCCTTCAACATAAAATGCACCTTTAGAATAAACAGCGGGGGTAACTTCTCCAGAAAAAGTAACTTTCATTCCGTTACTTAATTCTAATCCGCTTGCTAGTCTATAAGTTTTCTTTTTAATAACTTCTGCTTCAACATCAATAACTGTATTTTCTGTAATATCAAAAATTTCAAATACACCGCCTGTGTCAGCAGAATTTTCACTTACATAATACAGCACATTAGGAGAGTTTTCTGGAACAGTAAATGTAATCGTTCCCACTCCTACAGCATTTTTACTAACACCGGTTGTGTATCTAAACAACTCACCAGCAACACGTTGCGTTTTAATGCTAAATGGTTCTTGCAAACTATCAATCTCAAAATGATATGTTTGACCCCTATATAATTTAAGTGTGGGGTTTCGAGTTAGCCCGTTTGGTGTGAACAAAAATGCTCTATTATCGTCTTCATCAACAGCCACTACTTTATAAGTACTAATAACGGCTTTTTGTTGACCTGGGATATTAACAACATCAGGACCGTATGGTAACCAATAATATTGTTGGAAATTAACAAGTTTATCCCAGCTTACATGCGGGTTCCAACTGTAAAATTCTTGTTCGTTTAATTTTTTGTGATTTTTAGAAATGCCACCTAATACATCAACTGTATTAACATAGTCAATATAATCTTTAAAAAATGTAACATTGTCCAACTTGTCTTTTACAACCGCAGACGGTTCTAACTGATAATCTTGTCTATCAGTAGTCACTGCATCAATAAAAACATCAGTACCAGTTACAGCTTTGGCATTTTGTCTACCAACATAACCATTAAGTTTTTTAACTGTTCCAGACTGCGTTAGCTGATCTAATGTGGCTTGAATAAACTTTTTGTTAGACTCTGTTCTATAATATCTAGGAAGCAATCTTGCTGTTCGACGCTTTTCTCCCTTGTTAATAGGAAGGCCGTATTCGTTTTGTTCTTCAGCCATTAATAACTCCCGCTTTTACTTGTGATAGTTTGTTGTGACGATATTGTTGGCGTTGTAGATACCGTTCCCGTTGCTGAAATATTACTTGAGGTAATACCGGCAATAATTTCAATATCGTCAGTTGTTGCTCCGTTTATAAACACTTGATCTGACTCAGATCTAATTTCAAACAAGCTACCAAAACTTAAATTGCTCTGCCTAGGAACAATTAAAAAATTAACCAAGTAAGGTGCAGTACGATTCATAACGTATGCAGACAACTCAGAAAAGTAAAAACTGTCGCCAAACTCCCAATTTTCTAAAGCAAAAAATTCATTAATTGCTGACAGCACCCGTGATTTAATATCGTTATCACTGATTGGTTGTTCTGTATTTTTTATAATTTTAAATGATGCTCTCACATCTGTGGATGCCTTTGCGCCAAATAATACTTTGTATTTTACTGGATGGTAAACAATTTCATCACTAATTGCTTTAATTGGTGCCAGTAAAGGTGCTAAACTTAGTGACAGTTGGTCTGAACTTGATGGCAAGGGTTCCGTTGTTAAATTGCCGCTGATCCACTGTCTAAAAGAAGTGTCATATTCTTTTGTTAATACAAATAAATCAATAATGTTGCTTAGTCCTGGATCAATTCTTGTTTCATAATCTGCACTATGTACATATTGGAATTTAATATTATCTCTTCCTTGGAATACTTTATATGCAATCGATACATCTAATGTAGACAAAGATTTATTCAGTTGTTTAACAACGCCAGTATCTACAAAATAAAAATATTGACCGTTTGTATAGTTTGATAAACTGCCTATTGCAGTTTCTTTTGCAAACACTAGGACTTTGTCATCGTCATTAGTTACATAACGATAATCTTGTTGTCCCGTTGTAATGTCATATCTTTCTAAAACTATGTATTTTGTCAAGGGAGACACTGTTGTAGCAACAATTGATTCAAACACTTCAGGGTCATCAACAATTCCATCATCATTGCTGTCACTAAATGCTAGTTCAATTTTTTTAGTATCAACATATCCATCTAATCCAACAAACTCTTTGTTTATTTCCCATGTTAAATCGTAAGTAAAAGAAGATGTTGCATCAGGCTTGGTATTAATACCAAGGACTTTAATTTTGTCTTTTACAATACTGTTTGATCTGCTGTCATAGATTTTATTAGACGAATCATAATAAAATCTAATTTGTTGATCACTTTCAAATATATAACGCAAACGTCTGCTGGTAACTGTATAAAACTCAGTATCTGTTGTGAACAATAACAGCCAACTAGAATCTAACTTTTGATTTGTATTATCGCCCTGTTTGCCTAAACTAAACAGGTCTTTGATGTTTAAATTACCTTCAAAAATAATTTTCCAAGTTTTTGTTACAATATCATAACGCAGTCCAAAAGGTTTATTTGCAAAAATCAACTCAATCATTGAGCTAATAACATTGGCATCAATAGTTGTGCGCCATTTAGGAATAATCTGAGATACAATAGCAGTTTCTGGAACTACTGTATTTAAAACGATAGGACCGCTGCCGTCATCTAATACACCTGTGCCGTCGTTTGTTCCGTCACCAACTACGCTTACAACCTTTGCCCATATAGTTTTTGTTAGATTAGCAGACTCAATAGCGGTAGTTATTAGAATATTATTATTGGCTCGATCAAAATATTTGCCAGTTGGAGCTTGGAATTTTACTAATGCTCCTGATTCAAAATATTGAAGATCAGTTGCCGCATAAATGCCTGTACGATATGCAGTTGCGTCTGTTGCATCACCAACATATCCAGTGCTTTCACTTGTATCAGAAGTCTTTTTAAACCAAACAATATTCAAACTGTCTGTTGCAATTTTAATAAATTTAGAATAATAATAATTTCTTAACGTTGTATCTTTCAAAATATCAATAACTTGATTGTAAATCACACCCTCAATGTCAGTTCTTGACAAATAGCTAAATCTAAAACTGTCTGAATATTCTTCTTTATACACAGCACCGTCATCGCCAAACAAGTTAGTGCTAGAATATTTTCCTGTAGGATCAACAAGATCAAAATAGCGGCTAATGCCACTGCTTGTTCTGTTGACAGCTTTAATTTTTACAACTTCTTGACTTACACTTAGGGGACTAATATTGTAGTCCTCTCCAGTAATCATTCTATTTTGTGTGTAATATGTTGCTGGGGCATTTTGTTTAATGCTTGTATTGCTTTCTGTTGCTGAACTGTTTGATACAGAAGTTTGCAATGCCATTGTGATTGTTAAAACTTCTGCTTGGCCAACATTAGACAAGTAAGGAATATCAATACTTACATTTCTAACGTCTTTGGGATTAATTGTATATGATAACGCATTGCTTACTCTATAGTAAGTTCTAAATGTTCCCAAAGGCAATGTACCAAATGTGCCGTCACTAAACGTTAAACTAACACGATCATTGGTACGTGTCACAACACCGTAGATATTTTTAATGTTCTTTTTAAGGCTATTGTAAATTATATTGTTGCCTTCAAAACTTGGAACTTTTGCCCATAGTTCACTTTCAACGCCAGTAGAGCCCAATCTATAAAGCCATACGTCATCATTGTTAATGTTATTTGCATCAATGTCAATAATCTCATTTGTGCTGGGCTGTGTAATTGTAAACGTACCAGTGTTTAAATTGCCTTGTTTAAAATGAAGAAAAAATCCGCTTGTTGGGCTTGCGGCACCGCGGCCGTCATCTCTATATAAAAATGATAAATTTTTACCTGCTTGAGGTGCGTCTTCAACTATTGTGCTTGACTCTTCAATGACTGTGCTGACTATTTCAAAATTCATGTTTCTGCCGTCAACAGTTTTTGTAAATCCGTAAACAGGAACGCCTGAATTGTAAGTTTGAAATCTGTATTGTTCAGTTGGTATTCCGTAGACCGATGCTTTGTCGTCAGGGCTACCAAATTGTCTAGATGCTGGGACGGAAGCATTGATTACTTTAATAAACTGATCATACCAATTAGTATTAGCAGGATCGTTCCAAACAACCACTTGACCAGCTAGATTTCTTCCGTTGCTGTCAATAACAGTTTGTGTTGTTGAAACGCTTTGAAACTTTAATAACCCGTTAGCTGATTTATTACGTTTGGCATTGTAACTTAGTAAACGTGCCAAACGTAATACACTTTCACGACGCTCTGCTAGCTCTAAAAAGTTTTCACGGGCATTTAAATCAACACGGAAAGCTATGCTTTGGCCCAAGAAAGCAATCATGTCTATTAGGGCAAGGTATTCGCTTGATTCAATATAATCGTTATAATCTTCTGGGTAATTTTCACGCAAATAACTAATCATTACCCTGCGTAAATTCTCAAAGTCGTAGCTTTGGAAATCAGCGTTGCGGAAACTTTGGTATACACGTTTCCAATCTTCTGCTACTAGTAATCTATTTTGTCTATCAGTTGAGGACATATCCGCTTCCTATATCATGTATATTTAGCGGATTTTATAATGTGCGTGTTTAATTAACCAATCCCGCGGCTTGGTCAAATCTAAATCTTAAACTTTCAGAAATGTTGTACGGCATGTACGTTAGCGTACATTCTATTTGAATTCCACTGTCATATGTTGTAAGAATAATTTCATCAGCACGTACCCTAGGATCATAGTTAATGATATCTTCAACATTTTTTGTGATTGCACTTTTAAGTTCTTCCGTCAAAGGTTCAAACAACAAGTCCCAAATGATAGTTCCAAATTCAGGATTTTGTAAGCGTTCGCCTTGTCTAACATGAAAGTGATTTAAAATATCTTGCTTAATCAAAGCTAGATCATATAGTGTATAGCTTTCGCTGTCTGCACTAATTGTACTAAACCCTCTATAAGTTCTTGGTAAAGGTGCTGAACTTTTAGGAGTTTTGCCTTTAATTGAAATCTTATCGTATAATCGTTGACTTAATGCCATCTAATATTTACTCCTCTGAACCCTTAATTTTAGCAAAGGTGTCTGTTGTTGTACTGTATTCGTTCCATCCAGTCGGCACTTCAATGTCACTGCCTGTTTCTCTATCAGTCATTTCAGGTTTAAAACTTAATGGATTTAAATTCTCATGATGCGGCCACGGTTCGTGACTTGGTATACGCAACATTATACTGTCAATTATTTCCTCTGTATTATCTGGATTAGCAAACGTAGTTAATGCTTCTACAACTTCTGCTTCTGCGGCTTCTGGACCATTCATATGTACTTGCGCCGCAGTTTCTAAATGGTTTCCTCCTGACTTAATATTGGTACTGCCTTCGGCTGTAAATTTATTGTCGCCGGCTGTGTTCATATTAATATCGCCAGTGGTTGTTATGCTGCCATTTTCACCTATTATTAAATTAAAATTTGTGCCCACTTCTGTTTGATATCTTTCAGCAGATTTAATATTGATGTTTCTGCCAGCTTCAAAGTTGATGTCCCTATCTGCATAGAAATTCATATCTTGTTTAGTATGCACACTAATACTGTCTTCAGCGTAGATGTCAATTTTGCCATCACTGCTTAATTCTATCCAGCTTGTTCCGCGGGCATTGCCAATATAAATTAAATCTTCACTATTGTGAAATAAGATTTGATGCCCTGTACGTGTACGTATTCTTACAAGTTCATTGTGAGGTATTGTTACATCACCATCAGTTTCGTCTTGCTCAACACTGGCATATTCTGGCGGGCCTTCACTTGCTGTGGTTTTACGCAGATATTTGTCGTCACCATCATCCATTACAAATGTAGTGCCACTTAATCTACTTACAAATGCTCCAGATATTTGATATTCTGCTTTACCAACTTTGCCTTTTTTAGCACCTTCTTGTTTGTCAATTGGTCCAGGTGTGCTAATACCAAACACGCTACTTGGTGTTTCTCTTCTAGCACTACTAGTTGTTATGCCTCGAATATCATCTTTTAAAAGACCTTGTTCACTTAATATTGCTGTAAAGGGATGTTGTGGTTTTTTATTTTTTGTACTATCTGAATTACCTGCATCAACAACACGTTTATTATATTCTGCAACAGGAACACGTTCTTCATCACCTTCAATATTAAAAGATGTGGCTGCTAGGCCAGGTGTCATGAAGTTTACGTTTTCATCTTGTACACAGCCCATCCAATAACCGTATCTAGGATCGCCGTCAATAAAAAATACAACCACAGTGCTACCAACATCGGGTGGAACTGCCCACCATCCATAACTTTTTTGTGTATTGTTATATCTTGACGATTCGTCTGTTTCATCGTCTGTCACATAGTCAATAGACGTTGATCCAGCAAATGGACTCATATATTTTACAACATGCAACTGCCCTTCTTTACCAGGATCATTACCAACTTCGTGCAAGAGCTGAACCTCTAATGCACCCATGTAATTTGGATCCAAGTGGCTCACAACTTTTGCAAGGAAAGGGCCAGGGCTACCGCTACCTGATCCCGTTGCTACTCTGGTTTCTTCTGCCATTATTCAGCACCGTTTGGTGTGTTAGGATTAAAGTCGTTTGCTACGTTAGACACTAGTGTCGTACCAGCTGATCCATCATCCTTCACATCTTGACCTACCATTCTAGTTAACGACAACACTTGTGTAAATTGTCCTTTGCTAAAACTATTTTCAACTTTTGTTACCATATATAATCCACTAAATTGTGGAACAGTTCCACCATTTGGAAAATCATATCTTCCAGTACTACGACTAATATCTATTGGATTTCTAAATTTAACATTAATATACACAGCGCCATCTTGATTATTAATTGCGCCGTCTGCGTTAATACCTTTTAAGTTTGTTGCTTGCGCTGAATAATTACCAACACCACTATCACCAATAAAAAACGGATCTCCTAATATGGTCATATCCAATTGTACCATATCACTACCCAAAGTTATAGCATCATGAAACTGCCTTGCTGCCATAGTGGCTGCATCATCAGGAAGACCACCTTTACCACCGGTACCTGATTTAATGTTATCTGATTCAGTTTGCGTTGGTACTTGATTCAATCCAACTCCAGCATTTTCTGAACTTAAAGACCCATTGGCGGCTCTAGTTACTCCACCTTCTGTACTACCTTTATCATTATTGACTTTAGGAGCATCTGCGGCAACACCGCCTGTTTCAGCAATACGCTGTGCGCCTTGATTATTTTTTCCGCCATCGGCCGTCAGTGCTGTATAAAAAGCCGCATTAAATTCAATGTTAAAATTTATAATATCTAAATTTTTACTTGTATACAAATAATTGTATTCTTTAATTGCATCAAGTTTTAGTTTTTCTACACCTTTAGCTGGCTTATTTGGTGCCATAAATTTACTATGGTGTACTCTATGTGGTATCACTCTGTACACTACCAAGTTAGGCTTACGGCCTGTTTTGGCAAGATTAGCATCAGAGTCTAACATATAAACTTGAGTGTCAATCTTCCACCAGCTAATAAATCCATCTTCACTAATTTTATCTGGATCCAATGCTTGTCTACCGTAATCGCTAGCAAGGATTACTTGATTAATTACGTTAGGTATGTCAGTGCCTTGTGCAAAACGTGCTTCACTAGATGTTTTACTTACAGTTACGTTACCACGTTTGTATGTGCCACTTTTTTCATCATACACGGCATTATCTTTTCCAAACCCAGCATCACCTTTTCTATACTCATTAAACCCCATGCTAGAAATACCAACTGGATTAATATTATCTTTTTGTACAAGATTAAAATTGTCACTGCCACGGGCAACGCCTAATCTTTTAAACACATCTAAGTTTGCTTGTTTTTCATTTGGGTTAGCCGTTGCTGAAGCCGGATTACTTGAGTCATCTTTTGAACTAGCGGCGTCACTAGTTTTTAAATCTGATGGAAACACTATTAAAATTTGATCTGGTACTTCAACGTCTTTTCTTTTTACAGTTTCTAAATACCTATCATTTACAACTTTTTGTAAACTTTTGGCGCCAGTTTGAATCATTTCTTGAACTGTTGACCCAGCAATGTTAATGTCAGTTTTGATTTGACTGTATGTTGTATTATGCGCTTTTTCATTCCATGGAATTGCTGTACAACTATAGACACTTCCATTACCACTAACTCTCATAGTAAGATTCATAATTTTTATAGGGAAAAATTTTGTAGTTCCAGGAATTTGCACATTTTGTCTAAGCGCATCAATGTGCCCTTTAAACTCTAACCTTAATAACAGAGGACAATCTACATAATTGGCGTACCCTGATTCGGCAGCGGCAATTTGCAGTGATTGAAAAAACAATCCCATGCTATATGGCTCACCAATATCAAAACTTAGTCCAGTGGCATTAGTGTTACCAGTGGATTTATCCATGCCCATCATGCCGCTAATTTTTACATTTTCAATGAAATAATCAAATTTTCCTTGGGGGTTATCAACCGATCGATATGTTGTGGATATACGATCATTAGGTTCACCGCTACCACTTTTTAAAATTAGCGGACCCAACTTTCCTTTACGGTAACTATCGTCTGGGAAGTTTAAATCTTGTGGGCTTAATACACTAAGTGTCCAAATATAATTGTATGTTGCAAAATTATGTAGTATGTTTGGAAACGGGGGAGTTCCAGGAACATTGACAACAGTCTTGGCCGCTTGGATTAATTTTTCTGGATTAAAATCAGCAATTTTAGGAACTATATCAATAAGAGATTTTAATTGACCAGGTATTGCATTAGTCAGTGAGCTAGCCAAATTACCGGCACCGGCTAACGCGGCGTTTTTTAAACTGTCTAATGATGCTCCTGCTGTTTGTAATCCAGATATTACACCAGAGCCGTTAACTGCATTTTTAACTGCGTTAGTTGCTGTGGTTGCAGCCGATGTAATGTCAAATGCCATACTATTAGTTACCCAGCACTTGTTTCAAACTACTATTTTTAGGAAGGTAAATTTGTGTTCCAGGAACAAAATCCCATATAGGATCTTGAAGCACATCTAAATTACGTT